TCTTTAAATGCTATAAAACACTCAAAAAATGGTTTTATTATTAAGTTTAAACTTAATTAAAACGTTTTAATTAAGTTTAAACTTAATAATAAAACCATTTTTTGAGTGTTTTATAGCATTTAAAGACCATTTTTATGTGATTTGCCATTTTGAGTGTCTATTTGGTCATTTTGCCATTTTGAGTGTCTATTTGGTCATTTTAACATTCTTTTTGATTTACCATTTTGAGGGTCTATTTGGTCATTTTAACATTCTTATTGGCTTATAATATATCATATGTTTTTTCATTATGCCTTTTTATCATATTTGCGTCTTCGAACTACTTAATTATTTAGATTTGAAACCTATTTTTGAAGGCGTTTGCAAAACTAATGATCATTTGCATATATTATTATTTTGTCGCAATTCTTATACAAATGTTACTTAGAAGTTTAAGACTCTTTTATATATATTCTTTATTTAATTTTTAGAATTCTTTAATATATATATATGTAACATTTATAAGACCAACGGCAAAATATAGACTATGGAAAATAAAATGAAAAATGATTTAAAGATTGTAATATTTGATTAGTTATTAATACTGTATATGGAAAATGACTCTCAATATATTAAAGAATTATATATTCCTCATCCTCCTCCTCCTGGTTTATACACTCTATTTATTTATGGAAAATCTGGTTGTGTTAGATGTGACGAATTAAAAGAAATGCTTGATTTCGGAAAAATAGAATATACTTATATAAACTGTGACGAATATTTAAGTATTGAAAAAGAAAAATTTAAAGAGGTTATGTTTGAATATATGAAAATAACTCCCATTAAAAAAATATTATATTTTCCTGTTTGTTTTGTAAACGGGGTATATTTCTCATCAATCAATAAATTTTTATATAATGCTTAAAATATGTTAAAAATCATCAGAAAATTCAACCCGTTTAGTTCCTCCTGATTTTTGGTATTCCGTTGGTATTGACTCATGAAAATTTGTTTTTTGCATCATCCCAATTGTGTTCATAAATGTAAAAGGATTTTCAACCTTATATTTTTTTTCATAATTAAGCATTACAAAAATTCGGTCGGTCATATATTCAGTATATTGATTCATTGAATTTTTAGATAAGCCAACCATACTCGATTTTATAAAATCGTTATTAAAATCTTTAGTCATTTCAACGGCTTCCAAAATTATTTTTTCTATGTTTTCAAATGTTAAATTATCATTTATCATTTGTCTTAAAAATATTTTTACTCCAAACTCCAAGTGCATTCCTTCATCCCTTGAAATAAATTCGTTGGATTTTATCAACCCATTCATAAAGGTTTTTCCCTTTGTGCTAAATTTTTTAAGCCAAAAAATAACTGCAAAAGCGCCACTAAACATTATTCCTTCAAAACATATAAATACTAATAATTTCTCACTCAATGAAAAATTGCCAATCGAATAATTTATTCCCCATTCTGAAATTTTATTTATAATTGGAACGTGCTCGATAGAATTAAATAAAATATTTTTTTCATCATCATCCCTTATTAATGTTTCAATCATTAAAGAATATGTTTCATTATGTATCTGTTCCATAAACATCTGGAACACATAAGTATATTTTATTTCTTCACTAAATTCGGTTAATAAATTATGTTGAATATTGAAATTTACCAATCCATCGGAATTAGCAAAAAAAGCCAATATCATTTTTAAACTATGTTTATGGTCATCGTCCAAAGTCATATATCCTTTATAGTCGTCTGAAAAATCAATCTCATCAGGAAACCATAAACTTTGAACTTGCTTTTTATATAACTTCCATATATCCATATCCAAAATTGGAAAAATGCAAAATCTATTATCCATAATATTATATTTACATTTTTTAAATTTTAAATTTTATTATTTATATATCTAACCAATCCAAATTTTCACGTAGTCTATCAATACTAATTATTTCGTTATTTTGTTCAACAAATTCTTTAAAAATATCATTTGTATCGTCAAAAAATATTGATTTTTCTGATTCTCTGATATTGCGGTCACACAATAAATTTATAATATGGTGAGGAGGATCTCCATAAGCAATAATATCACAATGCAAATTACTGGTTTCAAAGTCCCTTAAAGTCAATACAATATATGAATTTATTAATATTTTTGGCCCTCTTTTCATTGAGTTACATAACCTCCCAAATCTCGTAATTCCATCATTGCATAAAACCTTAAAATTACAACCATTATTTATTAATATTCTTCCAAACATTTGTCCTTGTTCAACATTTTTTATAACCTCAAAATCTTTTTTAAACTTTTTTAAACTCTTTTTATTATTATTTTTTCCCATGGATTAAATAATATATAATATTAAAATTTTATATTGTTTATAATCGTTAATCACTGTCTGAGTCAAACACTATTTTGCCACCTTTCATTTTTTTAATATCTGAATTCTTTTTATGTTTATATATATGATTTGTTATATTTTCTGACAATATTTTAAGAACCTCTTTTTTAACATTTGGAGGTATGACGTCAGAATGAAAATTAGTTGAAACATGTAATTTCTTACCTGTTTTATCAATCTCTATATATACTTTCATTTCCATGACTTTAATTTTCTCTTTCTTTACATTCATATATTTTCTTTCTTTTTCCATTTTATACCATTCTTCATTTTCTCTTTCTATGTCTTTATCTAATTTGCTTATTTTTTCTTTCTCTTTATTTGTATCTTTTATTAATTTTTTGGTTGGAGATTTGAATAATTCTTTAGGAAAATCATCAAAATACATAAATTCTGATAATATTTTTTGATTTTTAGCATTTACATAACCTTCATTTAAAAAATCTTGTATTATTTTGATAGTTTCTTTTAATGTTAAATCATGACTACCAAACCAGTCGTATATCATATATATAAATAATTTTGTATTTTTATTTTTAAATAATTTCGGGTGTTGTTTTAAAAATTTATTTAATTGACGGACTTCATATTTTGATTTTACACTAAATATGTCTGCATCCATCTCCTCCATTTTTCGCATGTCATTATAAAAATCCGTTTCTGTTTTACGATAATCTTTTTCTAATTTTTCGGTGTTTAGAAAGATTATTTTTTTTTTTGGTTTTGCAATTACCTTTTTAACAGGTTCTTCTTTAATATTTAAAAATTTCTTTACATATTCGTATTCAGTTGGTCTATTATCTTTATAAAACCCCAATATTTTTTTATCATCAAAACCAAGATTAAATAATCTTTCGATTCCTTCTTCTGTCATTGTTTCTTTTAATGTTTTATTTACCATATTAAATATATTTATTATTTTTGTTTTATATTATTTTAATAACGAAATTTTATGAGGAGGTATTCGCCGGTGTTGTATTGGATTGCCATAAATCTGCTTTTTCAAAAATTTTGGATAAGAACTTTCCATAAAATATGAACCTTCTACATGTTTGCGTTCTTTAGAGCTTTTTTTTTTTATATCAGGGTCGTTAGATTGTTTTTTTTGAGTATTTACCAATTGGTTATTTAAATCACTTGAAATATTATATTTAATTAACGAATCATCTAAAACCATTAATAATCTCGCTTCAACATCTTTTATATTTTCAAAACGATTATCAGATATTTCATTTTGAAAATAATCAAATTTGTTAATTCCTTGAATTTTTCTATTTATATCATATTTTGGAACAGTGTTTCCGTATGCACCACTAATTTTATTATCAGTTAAATCTATACCATGTTTATTCATTGTTGTATCAAAAATTCGTCGAGCTTTCGTTAATTTATTTAATATTTTTGTTTTGTCTTTTAATGTTGTTGCATTATTTTTTTTATTAATTAATCCATTTTTATATTTTGCATAATTTTCTATATAATCATTAATGGTTTTCCTCAATGATGGTTGTTTGGTTGATGCAGTTTCAATATAATTTTTTAATTCAATTATTCCTTTATCAACATTATTGTTATCAATTACTGATAAATCATAAACAAAATATTTGTCATTAAACCGTTCATTATTATCTACGACATTTAATAGTAACTTGTTTAATTTATCAGCATCTGTTTTTTCCATAAGATCGTCTACGATTTTATCACGTAATACTTTATCATTCACATTCGGGGATGTCATAAAAAATTCAAATGCTTTTCCATACGCCATACCTTTATTTCGTGATATAGTAATAATTCTGTTTATTAAGTCGGTATGTTCGTTTACATAAGTTGGATCATCTAACATAATTAATTTATCATTTAAATCTTTATCAATAATTCGGTCAGATTTTTTACTTTGTTTATATTCGCCAACAGTTTCTTTATATTTTTTCATATTTTCAATATATAATAATGGATTTTTAATCCATTCATCAACTTTACTTTTTTGATATTTTAATTTATTTATTTCGGTTGGCATTCGTTCACCTATATATTCATCTAATTTATTCATTTCATATAATAAAAATTCATTCGGGTATCGTTCTTTAAACTTTTTTAAACTTTCAATATCATTAACATCAGGTTCTTCATGTGTAACATTATATGATAAATCGTTAGGATATTGCATGCTATCACGTATATTCTTTAAATTTTTAAATGTTAATTGGTTTCCTTTTTTATCTAAATCATCAATAAAAATGCCTGAATCGTCAATAACAAAAGTTTTTTTAAATTTAGGGTTTCCACTTTTATCAGTTATTGGTTCACCTTGTTCATCATATTGTGGTATTTTTTCAATATTAAACCCAATACCTCTCATTTGCCCATACGGGTTATAACCTAATCCACCATATATTTCATTAGTTCTATTTAATACGTTAACACTGTGTTCAGTTAAAGGATTATAAGAAGCTGATTTTATAGTTTTCATTTTTTTATTTTTTTGCAAAAGATGTAAAGCACTTACAGGATCATTTTCGGTTCTTATATCATATTGATTTTTTGATATTTTATTCCCAAATGTTCTTGGTATAATTGGTTTGTTTAAGGTTATAACTTCATCACCTCTTTGACCATATTTTTCAGCCATACGAGCACCTAGAGAATGACCTATAGTTGTCAAATTTTCAGTTCCATATTTATTTTCAGCTTTTCTTTGCACTTTTTTTGATTGTTTAAACCTATTTCCACCTTCGTACCCAAATGCCATTCCTATATCAGTACCCCAATCTTTTAAATTTGCAGTTCCTCTATGAGATACAACGGTTTGACCTGTATCAGGATTATGATAAACTTTTACACGTTTACCACTTAAATTTTTATCAATAATAAAATTGTCTTTATCATCTAAATTTTTATCATAAGAACCGCTTAACATATTTTCCAAATCTTTTGATGATAATGACCCTCCATTAATTTCAGGGTTATATCCCAAACCACCACTTCCAAAAAGTCGATTAATGTTTAAAAAAGGATCATTATTGTCATTAACATACATTAAATAGTCGATATTAGTCATATATAAATATTATTAATAATCAGTATTTCTTTAAATTAATAATTTTAATAATTTTGCCGTTGGTCTTATAGATTGTAACTATAGTATTTCTAAGATTTCTTTAAAATTAAAAAATTACTATTATAGAGGATTGTTTGAATTACTATAGTTACAATGTATAAGACCAACGGCAAAAATAAATAAAAATGTCAATCTTATAAAAATCATCATGTTGGCTTAATATATATGGATTCTTGTAATATTGAACTGCCCATATCAGAAAAGTCTTTTTTTAGCTCATCTTTAATATCTTTTAATCCTTCATATTTTTTTGTCAAATAATATTTCCTTAATTGATTGACTGATATATTCTTTCCAAATATTTTATTTAAACGTTGGTTAAGTTTTACATTATTTAATTGGTTATAATCAATGTCAAATAATAAATAATTTGTTGGATTAATTTTTATCCATTTTGTTAATATATTTTTTAATTCTTTTGGTATATCAATTATTTGTTTTCCATATGTTTTAGCTGTTTTATATGAATTAAAAAAAAGTCGGTTACCATATATAAAGTTATCTATGTCTTTATCTATGTCTTTAATTTTGAAATTTACAAAATCCATTAATCTCCTTGGAGGAATATAATAACCTCCTAATAAACATAAAATAATATAATTTTGTACATCTTGATACATTGACGGGGTTAATTTCTTAATCCTTGTTATTGCGCTAGATTGCTTACGCAAATGTTCAAAAAGAGTGTCTAACTCATCAGTATCGACCCAGTTTGCTTTTTGTCTTTCTGTTCTAACTTGTTTAGATTCCTCTTTATTATATTCTTTTATATCATCTATCATTTGTTTATTATAATCCTTATTATTTGTAATTACAACCAAAGCAGATAAAATAGTTTTCCTTTTTCTTGGCTCAATATCTTTTAAAAATTTTAAAACTTTTTCACTCTCATTAAAATTTTCAATATTTATATCATCAGAATTAAATATTTTTTTATATAAATTTTTCAAAATACTTGTATATGTTTTTATTGACGATGTTGAAATCAATGGTCTTTTTTCTTTGATATATTCTTTAAGATTCATAATATAATAATTAATATTATAAATTAATGTTTAAATTAATTATTTTATGTGTAATTCAAATGTATAATCCCCTGCCCTCTATATGAGTACCATCATTAAATTTTCTATATTCAGGTGGCAAAAAAAATTGCATATGAAAATTAGCTCCAAAAGGTTGAGATTGTAAAGCTGCTGGTAAATGACCATCTAAAAGGACGCCTCTACCTTGCATTTGAATAATTCCCGATCCTCGTGATCTTGGTTCTAAAGGTGCATCCCAATATCTCCTAACTGTTGGTCGTGTTAATTGCCCATGTACTGTTTCATTATGAAATTTTCCTAATTTATAATTGGTGTCAGCAGTTGATAAATTAGCCATTTTCAAAGCCTGATATCCGCTTAATCCTGCCCCTAATCCATATCCATGCATTCCATAAGGCTCTGCATCATAGTCATCATAACCTCCTTGATAACCTCCGGAATATTGAGACAATTGGTTTTTAAATTCGTCTTCAGCAAAATTTTTAAAAGCTCTTGCAGATGGTTTTAAAGCTCTTCTAACTGCTTTTGCAGGCTTGCTTCCTAAAAATTTAAACAATGCTCCTCCTTTTTTTCTTCCAGTATTATAGACTGCTTCATGTGCAGACGATGCTGACGAATTTAATGCATTTCTCAAATGTTCATTTTCAATGTTATCAGCCATATTCATATGTGCTTCAGCAACTTTTTGATGTGCAGACTCTTTACCTGCTGTTAATAATTCTCTTCCTGCTGGTTTTAATGATTTTCTTAATTCTTTTCCATATTTAGATTGTGCTGCTTTTTTAGCCTTTTTAAAAATGCTTCCTCCTTCCATAAATGGAATTTTTTTAAATATTCCTGATCCTTCCATAGAGTCAGATAATTCATCGTGTTGTTCAGGAGACATTTCTCCATTAAATTGTAATTCTTCAGGGGATAATTGAATATCTAATCCCTTATTTCTATTAAATGCTTTGTTTACTAAATGATAATTTTGTGGATTAACTACAAGATTAAATCCAGCTCCTTGTTTAATACGTACTTTACGCCCATTACGTAATTTCGATAATTGTCTAGGTGATGCGTCAAAACTGATTAAATGCATAATATTAAATAATAATATTAGGTATAATTAAATTTTTAAGTCATTTTAATACATTATGCTGTTTTTACCCATTTATACACGGCTCCCAGTGAGTACATCAATTGACACTTGTACTCCGTATTCAATAAAAATAATAAGGTTAAGTGGTAAGGCTCCTAAATTTTGACCTAAAATTTGGACTGATTTAGGGACTGATTGTTCAACTGGTAACATTCTTTCAACATTGACATAATAATATGGATACGATGTTTGAAAGCCATGGAAATCAATTAATCCACTTGTTAATCCATCTGTCAACCCACCATTAACTGCATTTTGGCCATATAATTGATTATTCCATTCTTCAAATGTATAACGTTGCATATTATAAATAGCATTTTGACCTGAGATTTGGACATTGAAATTTGAAATAGTTGCCATAGGGGCGCAAGTACCTCCTCCTGCAGTACTAAATGGACTAAGATATTCAATAAAATTTGTTTCTGCCCCTAACACGGCATTATATGTTGTTCCACATGTATAAAATGGAATAATCAAAACTGATTTTATATTAGCTATACCATTGGTAATTAAATTATTGAATTGAGAATTTGCAGCAATGGCATTTGAGCCTATTAATTGATATTGGTAAATATCTGTGTATTTTACTTGTTTAATAGGATTTGATAAATATGCTTGTTCAAATGTTGGATTAAATGTGTAAGCGGGTACATATAGATATACTGACTTTGAAATATTCCCTTCTGTATTAGTTGTACCAATATCATTATTATACGATCTTGCTCCAACGGTTAAATCATAATTTAAAATTTGATCCACAGAAACGCCTGGATTTACATTACTACTAAGTGGTAATTTTAATCCTCCAGTTGTCGTTGCAGAAACAACTCCATTTGCATTAGTAGTTGCGGAAACACCTGGTACCAAAATAACTTGTGTACCTCCAATATATGAAGATGATTGAGTACATTGGATAGATTTTGTTGCTTCTGTATATGCTATAGTACATCTACAATTATTCAAGTTCATTGTCAGTTTCATAAATACTCCTTTCAACAAAGGGACCATATTAAAAAAAGAATGTAAATGACGCAAATAAATAGTTGCCATAATACTGATTTGTAATAATGGTCCAGTTGCAGCAATTTCTGTGGCATTTGTTCTTCTACAAATATTAGATTTCCAAATTTGCGACATTACGCTTCCGCCGGTTGATTCGCCTGCAAGTAATCTCCCATATGTTGCTCCATTACCTACTAATGCTGCGTCATTATATGCTATCCATTTAGTTCTATAATATGATCCGTTATTTCCACCTAATATTGTATCAAAAGTGGATGATCTGTTATATGTATTTGTTGCTAAATTACTCGTTGTTGTCGTTGAAATTACTGCAACATCGTTATTAGCTATACCATAACAAATACCTGAGTTAGCAGGTGCAACTACATTAGAAGGATTAAATGAAAAACTATCAGGTGTATCTGGATAGAACCCAATTGTCGGGCCCATTGTTACAACATCTGCCCATGATAACGTTGTTAAAAGTTTAAAAGAATTCCACATATTACAAAATGGTGTTTGTTGTATAATTGTTGTTCCATTATAATCAAGTGTCATAGAATGAATAATTGTTCCAAACCAATTTTTTAAACCAGCTGAAAAATCACCCAATTTTGTTGTATCTCCTGTTTGACCTGCTGCGGCATAATTACTTCTGACTGATAAAAGCATTGGTACGGCTAGGTAGGATTCTCTATATCCCATATATTTATTACTATTCGCCAATTGAGATGTATCTATAATTGACTGATTATTTTGATAATTTTGATTTTGATTATCAAGGATATTAATCCAATCCTTACGAATAAAAACGTTTGGAGAACCCTCCACTTCTTGAGAAAGATCAAATACTAATTTATCACACGACATTATATTAATACATATTAATAAAATATCAACCTTTAGATTCTTTTATTATAATTAAATAACAATATTTTTCATTCTTGGTTTATTGCTTGAATTAATTTTTAATTTTGATAGTCTATCACCAATTTTATCACTTAAGCCTCGGCCTGAATTTTTTCCTCTGTTTGTAGTTGAATAATAATCATCTAAACTTTGATATGAACTTTGACCACCCATTCCACCGTCTAATAAAACTGTTCCAATTCCTTTCCCAACTGTTTGACGATATAATGTATTAATTTTATCAGCTCTTCCGGGCAGATGTATATGAGATGTACGCATTGACATTTATAATATATATTATAGTTTTGAGGCTTTTAAATTATTTCTTTTTCTTTTGTTAATTGCTTCTTATATTTCATTAATTTTTTTTGTATTTCTTCGATACTTCTCAGTTTATTTTCTTTATTTGTATCGGTTGAATTTGATGACTTTATATCACTGAATATTTTTGACCTATCAGTCTCTAATTCATCTAACCAATTATTAATTTTATTTTCGTTTATATTGTATTGTTGTTTGATCATAATAATATACCGTATAATTAAAGGTTTAAATGTTTTTCTATATAATAAGAATTTTGACGTTAGTCTTATAGAATGTAACCATAATATTAATAAGATTTCTTTAAAATTAAAAATTTACTATTATATAAGAAGAGTTTAAATATATTGGTTACAATCTATAAGACCAACGGCAAAATATAAAAATAAATCTACTTGGTTGAAGCCTCATCTAAATCCTTGATAGTTAACAAGATTGTCATATTTGGATCATTAATATGAATTGGCGCCTTATCAATTCCTAAAATGGTCAGTCTTAACTCATTATATGTCCCGTCTATCATTCTATTCCACATAAAATTAGGAGGTCTTTCAATTATTTGTTCGCCTATGGCAACCGTAGGGGTAACGCTATAAATAATGGATGATGGTTGAGAATACGGATTATTAATATTAGAGATTGAAAGAAATATCGAACTATTTGGTTGAACATTGGGTGCGATATTTGAAAGATATGAAAGAGTACCTGCCGCATTTTTAGAAACATAATTATTTGAGACATTTGCAATTGGTGGTACATATACATTATTAACATTTCCATTTGATGCAAAATTATCAGGAAATCCTATAATGTCAGAGAAATTAGGAACTATAGTTATAACTGGGTTAAATGATTGTGTAGGGAATACAATACCAGCTGGATTTGACCATCCTAAAGGTAAAGAGATTGGAAATAAATAGGTATTTATTTGTATAGCATACCTATTCGGGTTAACAACCATCTCGATATAATAAACATTTTCACCGGATGCGTTTACTAAATAATGATTGTTATTTATCATTGTCCATTGTAAAAAATAATTAATATCAGAAATATTATATAGACCATTTGGTATTGTTACTGTATATGTAGTTGTGACACCTAAAGATGTCCAAGAATATAGAATAACATTATTCTTGTATTGACTGTTGATGTTAAACCAAGAATAATACATAGTAACTGACGAAACAGCTATAAATTTGTCCTTAAAATGGATACTATTGGGGAAATTATACACTAATTTATTATTTTGACCATCTGGAACTATGTTTGACGCGTTTAAAACTAAAATAAACATTTGTATTAATAATATTAATAATACAATAATTTTTAAACTAATTAATTTTACATATGAGTTTTTAAACTACCTATTTGTTTAGGGATATGAATACCAGACCCGTGTAAATAAACGCTTTCGTCCGGCATAAACGAAATTTTTCTTTTTGTACCATTGTTTAAAGAATGATTATTATCATTAATGATTGATGGAACTTGAGAACCTCCAAAATAAAAAGGCTTCTGAGATCCTCCGCTTTCCATTTGTGGAATATCATTTTTCATTTTAGGGTGTGTTACTTTTAACCAATTATTATAAAATCCGCTCATACTATTAAAAATTTAAATATTTCAATCTTTATATATTTTTAATATCCATTGTCCTCAAGTATCTCAATCATATCCCGTACTTCATTGCGTGGCAATAATTGTTTATGTGCTAATTTACGCATTACAAGCTTGAATTTTTTAACAAATTCTTTACTATCATTGCCAGACATTAGTTGTCCTTTCATAACTTCAAATTCATGAATTTCTTTTTCTTCTTGGTCTTTTGATGGAGCAGGAATAGATAAACGACCTTTTAAATCTGCTTTTTCTAATAATTTATTTAAATATTTTTTTTCATCATTATCAAGTTTTGAAAGGTCTTCAAATTCAGGCATTCCTCCTCCAGATATTCTGGTAATAATATTTTTCATATGAGGGGTTACTCTTTTACTTGGTAAGTCCATATAATTAGATTTTGACCCTGCTCGACGAATTTTAACAATATTATTTTCCAAACTTCGGTTATTAATTTCTGAAATTCCAAAGCCAACAAATTGACTTCTTCTTTTTTTAGGTTTTGAAATACCTGAACCATTAAACATGTCTTCGTCATTTTCAATGTCATCTTCATTTTCTAAACTATATTTTAAACTGTCGAAAAAATCAATATCATTTTTATTCCAATTTCCATGTTTTATTTGTGTATTGATTAATCGCATTGTATCATTGTATAATTTTTTTTGTTTAGTACCATTTTGATTGTTTCTTCTATTTTCCAATATTTGATCAACTGCATTTTGTAAATGTTCTTTTATAGGATTATTTTCTGATGTACGTATTGGTACGTCTTCTGGTTGTTTATATTCGTCTGGAAATTCATCAATGTCGTCGTCTCCATACTCTTCTAATCTTTTACGATTTTCAAATAAGTCTTCAGGATCAAACGTAAAATTAGGTTGTTGTTTTTTGTTAAGTTTGTCTGCCATTTCTTTATGTTTAAATAGGTCAGTTGGATCAAATTTAAAATTTTCAATACCTTCATCTGGTCCTGTATCAAGACCTTCAATTTGTGGATGATTGTCAACGGGTGCAACATTTAAAGGATCATTCATTACATAAACTTTAGTTGCATTACTTCTTTGTCTTTCTTCTTGATTTTGTGATTCAATATCTCTTAATCGTTGAGTTTCTCTTAACGAATATTGTTGGTTTTCAATATGAAGACCTATATTTTTAATTGGTTGTATAGATGTTAATAATCTATTAAATTCATCGTCATTAAATAAAAATCCAAAAAGTTCAACAATAGATTCTATTGTTTTTTCTAATAAATCGTATTTTCCATATATTGCATATTGTTTTCCTTTATTAATAAGTGTAGAAACGTCTTGATATTTTGGTAAATGACTTTCTAAATAATGAAACATTTGTTTTAAATTTTCTGATAATGATCCACGTGTATTAACAAAACCAGTAGGGTCTTCCATTGAAATATTATTTTCCAATTGGTTTAAAAAATAATGTAATTGTTCTGTTGTTGGCAACGAATCTCTGAATTCTAATAATTTTTGTTGAGTATATTGTATTCTTGCTATCAATCTTGTTTTTGTTAAATGACCAAATCTATATGTTCCGCCTCCAGGAATTCTTTCATTTATAGAGACTTTTGAAATTTCGAAATTTTTAATAATTTCTGTCAAGGATGTAATAATTGGATCTATATCATTAGCGCTCATTATCTTGCTCTGATCTGACCCAACAGAATAAGAATTAATATAAGTTTTGACTGATTGAAAACTTCCTTGTGTATTGTTATACATATTTTTAATGAAATTAACAATTTGTTCTATATCGTTAATATCTCCTTCAATTCTATATGGATATAAAGGCTTTAATTGTTCATTTATTTGTTTTGCCCTTTGAGCGAAAAATCTAAATAATGAATTATTAACATTCAAAGGAGAATTTAAAACTTTATTGACTATAGCATATGCAAACTGAGGCTCAGCAATATCATATAAATCTTTTGCAATTTGTTGTTTCATTGATTCGACGTCTTTTAATTTTTCTGACGATGTTCTCGTATCTTGCATTTGGCTTGCAGGTGGTAGTTGACCACTTAATAAATAAGTTTTATTAGCTTGTAAATTCATATCATTCAATTGTTCTTGCAAATTTAAAGATTCCATATATGCATTTCTATTTTTTGTTACGTCTGATGCGTTTTTGTTCCGGTAACCACTCATTATATAAAATATTTTATATAATAAACAAATCTTTAAATTTGATTTAATTATATTGTATGACGATAAACCGGTAATTTATCAATATTTTTATGCTCGTCTAAAATAACACACATAATGTCATTAAATTCATTAATTATTTCTTCCGGATTTTTTCCATCATATTTATGCATTTCAGTTATTAATTTATCGCGTTTAAAATGTCCTAAATGGGTTGTATTAATAAACACGTCAAGTCCTAATTTATATAATGACAACATTTTAACCCTTTGCAATAACTCTTTATATTCGATTTTAAGGGTTAAAATTAAAGGATTTTTTAATTCGGCTTCCGTTATTAATTCTAATTGTTTTTTTAATGTTAAAAGTCCATCAGCTGTATAAATTTCAGGGTCATAGTTATCATGATTAAATTCTTTAATATTTGTTTTAGATTCTTCCATTATATTATATATAATATATGTCAAAAACTTTAAATTATTTTATTGGTTTTATAGAGTTTAAAGGGCTGTTTAATAATTCAATAATTTCTTTTTCTTTAGTTAATCCTTCAATTTTTGAGTTACAAGGAAATTCCAAATATATAGAAATCTCAAAATTATCCCATCCTCCAGAGTTTCTAATATATTGATATAAAGGATAATTATAAGCTTTTGAAACACGATTTTTAGTATTTTTTATATGTTGTGCTTTGCGTCTTTTAAAATTCGTTGAACTACCAATATACATCATTGATGGATCAGACTTTTGACAAATATTATATATTACAAATTTCTTAAATTTATTATTTTCCATATGTTACATTTATATATTTGTTATTCTTTAAAGGAGATTAAAAATTATGACCTCTATTTCTTTTTCTTTCTTTTGGTGTTTCAATTCCTTCGGTTTCTTTCAAATATTTTATAATAGCTCTTAAATCTTCTTCTCCTTCTCTTTTTGTTTTTTGTTTACGCGTATTTAAATATTGATGTAAAGATGGATTTGGAGCCCTTGATAACTCTGGATAGTCGTCATTAGAATATTGACTTTCTCGACGAGCCATTAATTTAGAATATTTTGCCATTTTTTTATTGTCTAATCTTTGTACTTCTGAAGATGTTAAAGACCTTCCTTTATTTTTAACTTTTGAACTATGAATTCCTGCTCCTAATAATCCATTGATATTTCCTTCCATTTGTTGGTAGGGTGGAATAGTATTTCTTAATTCATTTTTATTACTATTGATTACAGCATTTTTATACAATGCATCATTATCATCGGTTGGATCGTCCATTTGTTGAATGACTGGCAATGGCATCGATTGCTGACCTTTTAAACCCCTATTTTGCAATTGTTGCATTAAATCTTGAAAAGGGTTGTCAGGATTATATACAGGTCTTTGATATTGAGGAGGAGGTTGATAAGGCAAAGTTTTATATTTTGGTTGTGAATATTTTGACATATCATTTGCTACTTGACCAGTAAATTCATTTTGTAAATTCATTAATGCTCTTGGATCTACGTCACCATTCATTGCTCCAATTCCTTGGTTTAATGCATCGCCAAACATATTTACATATTTATTTTTTGATTGATATTTTTTTGGTATATTTTCTTCCATTAAATTTTGAGATAATTTTTGTGTCATTTCCCCAGCCATTGGTCCTCCATAAGTTGTAGCAACCGCTCCTAAAGCTGTTGATGCCAGTGGTATAGCAACTGAAACTGCTGCAGGTAAAATTTTTTTTTTAGCAAATTTACCAATTTTCTTTAGTCCATTATTAATTTTTTTAGGTGCAACCATTATAATATTGATAATATAGACAAATAATTAAATTAATTTTTATATATTAGGGTCTATTAATTTAATACCCAATTCTTTAGATAATTTAATTATTTGTCCTGCTCTAGCCTTATTAGATGAATTAATTAAGTCGATCATAAAATCATCATCTTTAAACTCGTCTTCTAATACTGTATACTCCATGAGATTATATTTTGTTTCCATTTCAGGAGTTATTACCATTGATTTTTTTGTATTAGTTTTTTTAATTTCAATTACTGGTTCTTTTGATGATTTTTTAGGTTTTTCTACAACTGTTTCGACTTTCTTATGAGGTTTTTCTACAACTGTTTCGACTTTCTTAGGAGAGGGATTAATACTATTAAATATTTCGTCCAATTCTTTTTGAGAAATATTATGTTTTTCTTTTTTATTTTCTTCTTCCTCTTCTTTCAATGCTTTTTTATATGCTTCTTGTTCCCTTGATGCATAATAGTCAATATCTTCTTGTTTAGTTCGTTTCTTAAAAAGCTGGCTTTCATATTCTTCGGGTTCCGTTGCCTTTGGTATAACTTTTGCTTTTTTGATATTTTTGAAGTCTAATTTTATATCCTCTAAAATGTCATCAATTTGTAAGTTTTTTGAAACATAAATAAACTTTTTATAATCTTTTAATTTATACATATTTTTATCAAACATTATACCTTGTTCATATAATTCTTTTGCTAATTTTGATTTTAATTTATGGTCTTCGTCAAAACTTTCTTTTTTGATTTTAATTTCATGATTTCCTTTAATATATATTTCACCATATTCCTCTTCCAATTGTTTAACTGTTTTTTTAATAGGTTTAATTACTTTTTCTTTTGGTTTTATAACGATTATAGGTTTTTCTTTAATTTTTTGGATTACTGATAATTTAGGAATTACTTTTTTAAACTCTTCTTTTTTATATGGCAATTTGTTACGTGTATGATATTGTTTGGTTAACCAATTATAACATTTAATAATATCTTTGCGTTCAACTAATAATTCGCTAATTTCCCATAATATATAAGCCTTTTTTGATTCATCTTGTTCCTTATCTGCTTTTCCATCTAAAACATCCATTTGTCTGTCTATTTTCTCAATTCGTTTTGTTATACCTGCTCGTTCCATTAAAAGCATTTTATCTGATAATTCATCACTTAACAAAATATTGTAGTTTTTATACATGTGATACATAATTTCATCAACTTGGTATTTTCCGTATTCTGACACCTTATTATTTCGGATTGCTTCAATCATCGTAGCCTCTCTATATCTCGGAGGAATGTCTCCAATATAATACCAAGGAGATTTTACAACATGTTTCTTTTGAGGTTTTACGTCTTCGATCAATTGAGTTTTTAAGGTTTGTTTTGCTTTTTTAGCGTCGCTAAGCTTCTTCCCAAGTTCTTTGGCTTCCTCAGAACCTTTGGCAACTCTGCTTTTTGATATGTTAACAATTGCTGGTTTAATTGGTTCGATTCCTGCTTTTTTAGCTTCTCTTGCTAATCTCATCTTTTTAGCATGTTCTTTTGCCTCAAGAGAACCTTTGAGAAACCCAGTTCCTTTTTTAACTTTTGATTTAGTTGGTTTTTGAACTATTTCTTTAACATCTGATTTCTTTATATTACTTGCTTGTTTGATTGAATATTCTATATCTTCAACAAGTACTTCTTTGCGTTCAACCAAATCACCTAATTCATATATTTTATCTAAGTCATCAGTTTCTTCCATTTCATTCTCATATTTCTGGATTTCAGATTTTATTTTCTTTAACTCTTTTTCTAAAAAAGGAATATCTTTATTACTATATCTGACAACTGGATTATATTTTTCACCTACTTTTCTTTCATGTATTTCTTCATCATCGCTTTCACTTTCTTCGATTATTTCACCATCATAACTTTCTGATTTACCTTTTTTTGTTTTACCTGTTTGTTTAATACTTCTCGGATTTTTATTTCCATGGTCAAATGGTTCTAATTCATCAATTGGAACAATATTGACTCCCCATAATAATACTTTGTTATTTTTTAATGCTTGTAACATACTTAATATATATAGGTGTCAAATCTTTAAGTGGTTTTGCCGCAATTCTTATAAATGTCAGTTAAGAATAAATATATATATATATAGAAATAGAAATATATAGAAATAGAAATAATATAATCTGTAAAGGTGACAAAATACATACCCACGGCAAATCTAACGAGATTGTATTTTCAATTTAAATATTAATAAAAAAAACCATTTTAATTTGTCGCAATTCTTATAATACGTAACTAGTCTTGTTCCAAGATTCTCCATAGAATCATTATTGTGTAGTTTTAGGAAATCTTTGAAATGTACTAGTTACATTTATAAGGCCAACGGCAAAAGTATGAGTGCCATAAAAAGTGTTAATTATCTGAATCTGAAGAGCTATCTTTAATTAGAATGTCTTTTTTTGTTTTACGTTTTGTCTTCTCTATGGTAACTGGTCGATCTCTAAAAAAATCATCTAAATTATAAAATTCATTAAATCCTTTCCTATATTTTTCATTTCTTTTTGTCTTTCCGCCTTTTATAATTAAAGGGCTCATATGTTCAAGCGTTGCATCGTTATAAATGGCTATTAGTTCTTCTTTTTCTAAGTCAGATCCCCATTCGTTCATAATATATGTTCTTTCGCGTTTTGACCCTCCTAAATCAAATAATACCAAATATGAAGAATTCTTTCTTATAATCTTTGGTATATCTGCATATGATTGTGAAAGAAAACATAATGATACATTTTTTTTACGTGCTCTTATATAATATTCAGAAACATCATTTAAATTTTTAGATAAAACTAAGTCGTCCCATATCAATAAATGATTATATTCTTTGTCATAATCATCCAATTTTGGATTATGGTTCATTCCTTCAAAAATTTTTATTCTGTCACTTAATGTTTCTAACCAATTATATAAAGGCTCGTCTTTATTTCTTGTTATAATTGTTATATCTGTAAAAGTTCCTTTACCTTGACTAAATACTTTTATTAAATTGACTATAAAATTAGTTTTTCCACTCCCTGACGGTGCTACCACACACATGCGAAAAGGAATTTCTATATGATGAGACGTATGATAAGGGTTTTTCACATCGTCTTTAAATTTCTTTGGTATAACCTCATAATAATTAACAATATCTTTACTTTTCTTTTGTTTTGTAGTGTTCATGCAAAATACTAAATATATTGCTACAAATCTTTAAATTTTATTAATAATCAATAAAAGATTTAAAAAAATACATATAATATTACATATTAATAATATGGCTGAATATTTACCACCAACAGAAAACCTTCCAATTTTTGACAGTGAATCTTTTAAAGATTCAAATAATGAATTTTTAACTTATGATAAAGCAAATAAATATTTTTTAAAATTTCCAAATGCTCAAGGAACAGAAAACTTTAATACATTATCCGCAAATGAAATAACCGCTCCTGGTGATTTATTATTAAACCCTGTCGGGTCTGTTGATATGAATGGAAAAGTTTTAAATATGACTGATGGAGAAATTCATAATTGCCCGTTAGTTCATTCTAAAAATAATGAAGACATCATAATTGAAGGTAAAGGAACAGGTAAAGTAATATTAAAAACAAATAATTCAGATGCTGTAAGGTTTTTTTCTGATAAATCTATTTTTTATAAACCGTTAAATATGAATTTTGACACTAATATAATATCATATAAAATATTTATTCAAAATACAGGTGTTGGTGCTCAGACAACATTACTTCAGACGGAGGATTTAAGATTTAGAATAGAAAATAATTCTAATGGTGGGGTTATTGATTTAATAACTAGTGCGAGTACTTTTCCTTTTGCGAAAACAACCGTTTTGGAAGTATCATCAGGGGCGGTTATTATAAAAAGACCTATAACGTTGAATGATGCGTCATCTGATAATAGAGGTATTAATTCATCAGTATTTAATTTTAATGAAGTCGTCGGTGGTTATAACCCTACTGTTTTATATCAAATATATCAAACAGGAGCGACTGCTAATCATATAAATTATGTCAATAGCGGTAGATTCAATTTTAGTGTTATTAATGCTGGTTCAACACTTGTTACGCCCTTACAAATAACATCAACTTCTAATAATATTCCGTCAAATATTAATTTAGTAATGGCTGCTGGAACTGGAATTATTAATCAACCATATACTACTGATAGTCCAAGCGCTAATAATTTTAAAAAAACAAATATAATCGTTAATAGTGGTGTGGCGGCTGGTTCTGCAACAAGTGGATTAGAAATATATGATGACTTCAATTCAATTGGAAAAGGTTTATTTATTTTACCTAACTCGGGTAGCGGTTCATTATCAACCTTGAATTTGGCGAATGATTGTGCTATCGTTAGTAGGTCACCTCAAAATAATAACGCTATTTCTATTACTAATTGGAACTCTGATATGAAAAACGGAATTCGAATTTTTACAACTGATGTAAGCAATTGTGGTATGACCCTTCAATGTGGTAGTGGGACATTATTTTCAGAATTTAGAATGGCGTTTAATAGAACTCTAAACACTTTTACAACCTCATATAATAATCCTATTAATTTTAATCCTACTACTTACGGGGCTATATCACCTGCAAGAAGATTATTAAGCGGTTTAGGAACATTAAGTTTTACTGATATATTAGGTAATACTACTGGTGGAACTACTAATTCAACTATTACAATGGATAGTTTAGCAACAGTTCCGGGTTTAAATTTTGACTGTTCTTTAAATAGTGGAAATCATAATTTTACAGTAAATAATTTATCGGGTAATAAAATAAATCCATTTTCTGTTGGGAGTGAAATTAAGCATAATGTTCCAACTATAATGAGCGATTTTACAGTGCCATTGAATTTATCATATGCTGGTGGATTAATTACTGGTTCTGTCGATGATACAAGCATTTCATCAGCTATTGGTACAAGAGAATTAACTAATTATTTACTTGTCAGTAAAGGGACTTATATTGTAAATGCTAATTTTAGATTTGCCTCACTATTGAATGATGCGATTGTTGATAGATTAATTTGTGGTATTGGGAATACTACGGCAGCTTTCAATGCTGGGGGTCAATTTTCTACGGGTGTTTTTCGTAATGATTCATTATTTACAATTCAAAATCCCGGTACAGAACGAAGAATAAGTACGACAGTTTTAAGTATTTCTTCAAGTAATACAACGATATATTTTAATTATCTGCTTGAGTTTACATCAGTATCTACTTTAATGTCTATTGGTTTAACATATTCTATAACAAGAATTGCATAATTTTCTGGGAAACAGTACAATTGGAAACGCTTAAATAATATTTAAAATAAAAATAAAATATTTAAAATAAATATATATATATATGTATATATTATGAGTAAAATTCAAGTTGAAGAAAAAGAAATTCCATTTTATTATTTAGTAAAATCTTTTGATGTTATGATTGTTGGATTAGAATTAAATAAATATGTTAATATTTTAGCGAAATACTATGATGTTAATGATGTTTATTTATTTGAGAAAATTTATTTTATCGATGGTCAAGAATATTTAGATTGGGGTTCTGATGACGAATATTTAATTAATTTGGTTGCTTCAAAATTCGGATTAGTCATAGAAAACGAAGATATAAAATATACAGAGATGATACCTGAACAGAACAACTAAATAATTATTATTTAAAATAATTTATATTATTAATAATATAATGACACGTTGGTATGAAATATTTAACTCCGCTTTTTGGATAACAATAATAACGATTTTGACAGGCTCTTTAGCATTGGCATTAAAATATTGTTTAAAGTCAAAATGCGATCATATTGATATATGTTTTGGATGTTTAAAAATTGAAAGAAATGTACAATTAGAACAAGAGGAAGAAATGAAAGCTATGGAATTAGGGGTAATAAACGAAAGTACTAGGAGCCTTGATAATGATAGTCTGGAATTGAAAACGCCAAGAAGGCAATTAATAACATAAGGAAAATATTCGCTAATAAAAATATGTAACATATATAAATATATAAATATATATAAATACAAAAAATAATAAAAATAATAAATAATAAAAATATATATGTTACATATTTTTATTTACGACATTTATAAGAAGATTAGATTATGATCACTGTATTTACAAAAAAATAAAATTATATAAAGTTTAAATAATAAAAGTAAATAATCGTATGTCAAAAGAAGACTTTATATATAATTACTCTAATCCTGAAATTGTTGAAAGACAAGCATCTATATATTTTCCAAATGATTTTGATCTTAAAATTTCAACAAGAAAAGATAAAAAATATATGATTAAAGGAGGGTTTACAAATTATAAATGGGTACATTTTGGGGCATGGGGAATGGAAGATTTTACAAAACATAAAAATAAAGAAAGAAAAAAAGCATTTCAATTAAGAAATCATAAATGGAAAAATATGCCTGAAAATTCTCCTGCATATATATCATATTATTTATTATGGTAAGAAATAATATAAAGAATTAATATTATATATTTATACAATGCTCACAGATTTACAAATTGAAGATTTAACTCAAAAAATGAATATACCTTACGGAGGATGTCATTTTAAGGACGAATTACCTCATATAGAAGCTAATAAAGTATATATAATTAATTTACAAGATTCTGAAGACGATGACGGAAATCAAAATTCAGGAACTCATTGGACAATGTTATATGTGAGAAAAACACCAAAAGATAAAATCGAACCTATCTTTTTTGATCCATATGGCGTGCCTCCAAGCGAAGCAATAAAATTAGCAGTAAAAAAAGATTTCAATAAATATTTACCTCATACATGTAAAGATATTCAGAGTTTGATGAATAATGCGTGTGGATTTTATTGTTTAGCATTGGCTCATTTTGTCACAGCTTATAAAGGAAGAACTAATGATTTGTATAGGGACGTAGATGAATTTATTGATATGTTTGATGATTTAAACACGTCCATAGATTGGAAAAAGAACGAATATATATTAAAAATGTTTTTCCAAAGTGAAGACCCGACAAGACGTAAAGAAATTGATGTTTTTCCAACATCACATGATTTTTATGATAAAATTTTAAACGAAGATGAAAAAGGTGGTAAAGACCTTATGAAAATACCTATTTCATTGGCTACAAAATAGCATGTAAAATAATTTAAAGAATTCTGTTATATATATATATATTATATATTATGGATACAATTGAACAAAATGATAAAAAATTATATACTGAAGCTCAAAAAAGGGCTACTAAAAAATATAGAGAAAATCATAAAGAAAAAGTCAACGAACAACGTAAAAAATATTATAATGAACGCGTAAAAACCGACCCTGAATTTGTTGAATATAAACGTATGAAATCCAGGGAATATTATCATCGTAAAAAGGATAAAGATTTGACAACGCCAACAACAGTTTCAAATGATATTTGTGAACATGATGAATTGCCCGCTGAAATTATCGAAGCCGTATTTGATCAAGAGATTGTTATCGAAGAGACACCAAAAGAAGTTTTGGAACTGGTTATTGAGCCTGCAAAAAAGAAGAGAATATATAAAAAACCAGTTCCAAAAGTTGACGAAGTCATTGAACCGGTTATTGAGTTAGTTGAAGAAAAATTAGAACCTACATTATTAGTTGAAGAAAAAATAGAGGAACCATATTTGAAGATAACCCCAATTGCTTGTAAGAAATATAGAACAAAAAAATAATAGGCATGAAAACAATTTAAAGAAATCAATAGTGTATATATATTATGGACTTAGAAATAATTAATAATATTAAATATTTTAATTCTCGAAATTTAATTGTTAATTTTTCTCATCATTTTGAAGGGGTAAAAAAAGTGAGAGATATTATTAAAATTAAAAACTTAAAAGAAAGTGATTATGTATTTATGTATTATAAAAAAGGAATCCAACAAATCTCAAATATTACATATTGTAAGGCTGATTTATGGATAACCGAAAATTGGGTTCAAGAAAATTTAATCAATAATATTATATATCCTGAACGACCTGAAGAATTGATTTTAGATGAACATGAGAAATTTAGAAGTATCGATGGTGATGTATATAATATTCGCGTTTATGGAAAAAGAAATATAAACGAAATATTTATTAATGTTAAAGACATTGAGAGAGAACTTAAATATGAAAGACTTTATTGGAGGATCAAATATAAAGGTCATACATCATATATTGAAGGAGAAGATTATAAATATTTTGTCGCGCCAAATTACCACGGCGTGGTAAAAAAGAGCGACAGAAATAATGATGAGTTCGACAGAAATAATGATGAATATTTTACCGCGCCAAATTACCACGGCGTGGTAAAAAAGAGCGGTAAAAATAATGATGAGTTCGACAGAAATAATGATGGAAAACTATACTTAACATATGATGGGTTCTTAAAAATGATTTATATAACTAATAACAATGAAGCAAAAGGGTTACGAAACTGGTTATCGAACATTATATTCACTTTACAGATGGGAAAACGGGAAGATAAAGTTAAGGTCATAACTAAGTCAATGTGTTTAAACCATGATGAGGCAAGACGATTTTTTTTAATTTCTTCAAACCCTATATCTTGTTTATATTTATTTGTGTTATCATCGATATCTGAGAATGAAAAAACAAAGTTTATATGTAAATTTGGATATACCAATAATTTGAACAAACGAATGGGCGAACATCAAAAAACATATGGTGCTAAATTTAATGAAACTATACATTTACAACATTTCGTAAATATAAATTCTATGTATTTGCAAGAAGCCGAACAAAAATTATATGAATTCTTTAAAGACGATAAATATATTTTAGATAATGAAAAAGAATTAATATTAATTGACAAGACTAAATATAAAGCATGTAAAAAATTATATAAAAAAATTGGCGAGGATTACGATGTCAAGGAAACAAGGCTTGTACACGAAATGGAGTTAATGAAAAAAGACCATGAAAATGAGATATTGAAGAAAGACAACGAAAATGAGATATTGAATAAAGACATTGAAATAATGAAGAAAGACAATGAGATAATGAAGAAAGACCATGAAATTGAAATATTGAAATTAAAATTAAGTATGAAATAGACATGAAAACAATTTAAAGAAATCTATAGTATATATATATTATGGACTTAGAATATTTAATTAATACATATGATTATTCTGAACACCAAATGAACAGATATTCTCGCGTGAGAAAAGAACTGAGTAAAACATGGAAAAAAGTAATTAAAGAATTAAAATTTTGTAAAAATTATGGCATGGATATTGATAACCTAAATAGAATTATGGCCGTTGGTTTATATAGGTTATTTTTTCACGAATATAATTATAATTTTAATAATAAAAATCCTGAAATTATAGAATTGAAACGAATGAGGAATTATAAGTCAAAGAAATTGAGAAAGTTGACAAATAATATATATGAGCTATAATTCCATAGTCTATATTTTGCCGTTGGTCTTATAAATGTTACATATATATATATTAAAGAATTCTAAAAATTAAATAAAGAATATATATAAAAGAGTCTTAAACTTCTAA